CCGAACATCTGCAAATTCTAACTCATATGTTTTATTAGCACCTTCGTATATACAAGCCATTTTATCTTTAACAACTTTTTGTTTTTTTAATCGGCAAGTAACATATACGTTCTTTTTAAGTATGCCTTGATGTATCTTTTGCTGTTTTGTATATTTTTTAGATTTGTAGGTATAACCATCTCCATAGGCTTTACTAGAAAATACACTTGCTAGTAACAGTAAAAATCCACCCATAACTAAAATTAAAAATACCCAACCTATACCTTCGCCTACTTGTCTTCTAAGTTGCTGTTGTTTATATATAGTTTCTTGTCTTTGTTTTCTTATCTGACCTTCCATCTGCAATAATTCATTGTACGCTTGAGGACCGTGAGTAAGATTTAGAAACATCTTGAGTTCGTATCTTTGTTCCTCAAGTTTCTTTTTTGCAGCGTATGCAGCCATTGCCGCCTCTTCAATAGAACCAGCTTTAAACAGCTTACCAAACAAAGGTGGGTTTTTAGCTTGTTTTTCTGCATTGTCAACATCTGATACTGCTCCCATCCAGCGACCAATGTCTCCTGACATCTGCTCTATATCTCGCCCAACTGCGAATCCTTGTTTTATAGCACTAAATGCTTTACTTGCAACGCCTACAGCCAGCGATATAGTCACGGGGTCCATTATCTTTTCCTTATAGGTTTACAATACGCAGTTATCTGTAAGTTAGGTCCTTCCTTTTGGGGTATTGAAGGTTGTTTGTGTAATCTCTCTGCGAAGTACAAACATCTATTTAAATTTTGGAAAGTTTGTGTTTGGTCTACTACTCTTAATCCCATCATAAACACAAGCACAAACTCAATCACACGGGTACTCCTAGTACCTCCTTGTGACAATCACAATTACACTCTTCAGTATCACATTCGTAACATTCACAGGTGTCACATTTCTTCTCTTCGGTCAAATCCACTCCCCATTCTTCATTGCTAAAGATAATTTCATTGCACGGTTTCCTACCTGACTTGCCCATCTAGAATCGATCATCTCCTCACAAGCAAGAGGGTAATTAACTTTTTCTATCGCCAACCACATGTTTACAAATTTCATAAGACGAGGAACACCCATATTAAATGCCATGTCAATAAGTACCATTTGTCGTACATCGTTAAGTTGATTTACAATTGGTTTATTGGCAAGTAACTCTTTTTCTACAATAGCTATGTCGTTCATACAGAGATAGTAGGCTTCTTCTTCTGTAAGACCGTTGTCGTAGATATCATCCATAGTTTTATTTATGTAGGAAAGCTCGCCATCTGTGATACCTCTGTCCTCTAAGTTACGACCTATGCCCACCGTATCTATGCCAAGATGATCTTGGTAGACATTCAGAACTATTCCTTCGTGGATAGCTATCATCTTAACTAGTTCATCACGATCGTACTTCATGCTTTTTTCCTTGTTGTCTTACGTTTTCTACCTGATGCAGTGACAGACCACTTGACTGCTTTAGGTCCTGTTTTCTTCTTAGCTTCAGCTTTAGTTATTCTACCAGCCACTGCTTTTGGTCTACATGCAGGATAGGGTCTTTTCTTTTTGTCTTTACCAGAACGACCACATTTCTTGCCTGTCTTAACATCACGCCAATCTTCTTTAAACCATTTGGTTAAACTCATGCGTAAGTGCCACCACGTTTCTTGTAGGTTCGTACAAGCCAAGCATTTGCATACGCAGAAGGATAGACCTTAAATTTCTTTTTTGCTTCTGATTTTACTCTAGAATAGAGTGCAGCATTTTTTGGTTTAGAACCACTTTTCTTCTTTGCCATGTTATTTCTTCCCCATTAGTTTCATTGCTTGTCCTACACCTTTAATTCCAAACGAGCTACTTACAGCTATAAATAAAAGATACTGATACCAATCAGGCAAAGTGTTGAGTACTTCAAAGCCTGTCCGTACATACTCTGTAAATGACGGAATGAAGACTAGTATTGCTGGTAAAAGCAAAACAACCAAAGCAAATTCGTCTTTCCACGAGTTGTCTGTAGCGTCAGCCATAGACTTCTCCCATGCGACTTCACCTGTTGCTACCTTCTCTGCAACGACTGCTTTAGCTCTGGCTTGTGCTACTTTAGCTTGACCATCAGCTTTTACTTTTTCTACCTTGCTATTCATCCAAGAACCTGCAAGATTAGCTATAGGACCTATTAACGCTGTGAGCATGTGCATCCCTTTTTAGTAAATCTACTGTCAATCCATACTTTACCGTAGTACAAGATAAATAACCACATAGTAAACAACGCACCCTCTAGGTACGATAAATCATTCCAAGCATCTAATACCATATTTTCCATTAGATTCTCCCTTGAGACTTATGTAACATTCTTACATATCGTCTATAAAAACTGTTGCTTATCTTATTTAGTATTTTAAATATTTGAAAATTAATTTGTGCTAACATTTCCATCTCTTCCTAGCCTGCCTTAAACGACTGTTAGGGTCTTTTGCCGCTTTAGGAAACTTTTTCATTTGCCCTGCACTTCTTGCACAATAGGACTTTCTACGTTTGGCAGCTTTACTTCCGGGTTTCACCTTACCCGTTACTGCCGTCTTTAATTTTGATCCGGGGTTGTCCTTACGATACTTAGCTACACCTTTTTTAGTCATACCTGCACCATCTTTGGTTTTGCGTTTATGACCACCTTTTATGGTGTGACCTTTCATTGTACCTTTTTCAGACATTGTTACCTCATAGTTGTCAAGAGGGCAAGTTGCCCTGCCCCCTCGATTTTAATTGTTACGTACCAGTTGTTACACTAGCAGTCTGCTTTGGACCTGTTCCAATGTCACACATAATTGCTATGACTCTGAAACGACCTGCAGTAACGCCTGCACCCAATGCTTTAACTTGGATTGCGTCGGCAGCGATAACTGTGTTGATACCTGCAGCTTTTAAATTAAACTGGTATATAGCATCAGCATTGCCATCTACTCCGTCAGCAAACGCATCGATGTCAGTACTTAAACCAACATCGTAAGTTAAACCTGATCCACCTGCTTCAAGAACGTCAAGACATCCACCGATAACAATTGTGTTATCTGGCACATCTATCATCTTTACAACGTCATTTGCAGAAAGATTTTGGTCGGCTGCATCAAAGATTCTTGATTGAACCATGTAAGGTCTCGGCACATTGCCCGGATGTCCTACAGTTCCACCACCTGCGATGGTATGATTATAATCAGTCATTAATTAATCCCCCTTACGCAAAATCTATGACGCCACGAACTATTGATTCTGGTCTTAAAACTTTTCGACCAAAAACGTGTAGTCCTCTAACGACATCAGAGAATGATTCAGTTGAACGTACCACTTCAGTCTTTGCGATGTGAGACGCTGTAGAAGTACTGGAGATATGTCCTGCCATGATAACGTTCTCAGAAGCGTCTGTAGCGACACCTGATAATGTTACTTGGTCAGTACCTGCTGTACTATTTAACGCAGTAGACTTGTAGCATCTAAATCCTGCAAGTGTACCCGGAGTTGCAAGTCCGTTTCTTAGGTTTGAAGACGCATCGCCAGTTACCTGTACTTCTGCCATCTTGTTACCTGCCTGAAACATCTTCTCGTAGAAGATTGGAGGAGCAACAAACCATCTGTTCTCTTCTGGTACAGATTGGTCATCAAGCACTCTAGCCATTAATAGCATGAGGTTGATACCTGCATCGTCAGCTTCCACGTTAATTGGAGCAGACGCTGTACCTAAAGCTGAATTAGTAGTTGTTAATCCACCTGATAAACTTGCATCGTCAGCACCTGCAATACCTGCACCGTCTGACATAGCCTGTAGTATGTTGGCATCGAATTTTCTCTTTAGAGCAAAAGCACCTGAAGAAGTTGCTAACGCTTCAAAGTTGACATGTGAATGTCTTTCTTCGATGTCATCGATTTTAAATGCAAAAGCATTTGCTTGGTCAACGGTCATTGTTACCTGATCGTCTGCCAAGTCTTGAGGGTTAACAACAGAACCTCTTGTGTACGCTGACACAGTAAGTGTTGGTTCTTTTATGATGTTAACAGTGTCGCCAAAGTTTTCAATTTCGCCAGTATAGTCGGTATTCGTAATATCTTCTGCAACCGAAGCTCTACGGAAGAACTTAAGAACTTTTTGGCTAAAAATTGAGGGAGCAAAGTTACCTGACGGTAAGTTAGCATACCCTGCAGCTGTATCAAAAGCCATTTTCTTATCCTTCCTCTATTTGAGGTTAGTTATTGAGTTATTCGCCCTTCTGCTCGTGCTTGATCAATTTCTTTTTCAAATTTTTCAAATTCCCACGATTTCAGTCTGGCGATGTCGGACATCTTCCAAATCTTTTTGTCTCCACTTTTTTCACCAATTACATCTCTTGCTTGAGGAGATTTAACTGCTGTTGCTGCAGAAACATCTGGTTTCTTAGATGCTTTTTTCGTAGTGATCCCCATATCTGCTTTATACAAATCAATCACACGAGAAGCTAAACGAGCATTAGTGTTGTTTTTTAAGATACCATCACTAATTGATTCGGGTTGTTCATCTAGCCAGTTTAAGAATTTCTCATCCCCTTTGATGTCTTCAAAATCAGAATGTAAACTCTTTAGCTCACGGTAAGCTACCTTAACCAAACTTTCTTTTTCACGAGCCTTGATTGTTTCAAGCTCACCCTTAAGTTCTTGGGATTGTTCATTTGCTTTCATAGACGCAATAGTCTGAACAACATCATAAACATCTGGGTATTCTTGTTGAAACCTTTCTAGCTCTTCTGGAGTTTTTGGTAGAGTAACATTGTTTTGAGTAGCTACCTCTTGCATCTGTTGCTCTTTGCTTTTAAACTCCTGTATCTTTTGATCGTAGTGACGCTTAAGATCATCATAACGTTTTTTATAGTCATGTTGTTCTTTGGGTGTCTCTTCCTTTTCGCTAGATACAAAACTTGTACTTTCTTCTTGAGTAGCTACTTCTTCTTCTTGAGTAGGGTCTTGAGCTAGTACTTCGTCGTCTTCTTTATCCACCTCTTCACGGTACTTATTTTTGTAAAGGTTTGGATTATTAATTACTCCAAAGGAGTCGTTTGGTTTATTGGCTCTTGAGCCACGAACTTGTTTTGCCATTGTTATTACCTCATATATTGCAGTGCCACATGGCTGCGGGTAGCTGCTTCGGATGTCAGGGCCAGTGATATTACTGGGTAGCTGACTAATTTTATTTAGATGTTACTTTAGTAGGAGGTTCTGCTCCTTGCATAATATCTAATAAATCATTTAAAACTTTTTGTGAGTAGTTTGCACCTTCTCCGTATGATGCTAATGCTTTTTCTATTGTTTTGTGATCGCCTAATTTGTGCATAAGCACTCTGTCGGCAATTTTATCATAATATTTTTTATGTAACTCAGAATTAATAACCCCTCTTCCGTAAGGTTTTAATCCTTTTTCTTTTTTACCATATATCTTTCTCGAGCTAACATTTTGTCTATTAGGTCCTCGTTTTAAAGTTCCATATAGCTCTTGGTTTATTTTGTCTTCACCTTGTATCAACAAAGCTTCTATGTATTTTTTTTCATCTTTATCTAGTGTACCGTACTCAGAGCTTCTATTTTTAAAATCTTGTAAGGTCTTGGCTGTTATTTGCATAGGACCAAATGCTGAACTAGATTCTCCCTTTTTAGCTTTTACCCCTGTAAATATGTAAGGGTACTTTTCAAAACCCTGTATCTCTGTTCTTTTAATTGCCTTTTTTATATCTCCAAATTCATAGTCACCAAAATATCTTTGTTGATCTAGGCTCATTGCAACAGGCTCATCAGATACTCCCGGAACAAACGAATCCTCATATTTATTTATACTAGGTCCTGCAGTATTAAGATTTGGTCTGCGAAATAAAAATCCTTGTTGTGGATTTGGTATTCTCATACCTTCGTTTGCTTGGTACTTGCCTTGATCTGTAGGCTCATCTATTTGCGACTTAAGACGAGTTACTTCAGGTTTACCCACATTGTTCATTGCTTCTAATATTCTGTATCCCTCTTCAGGGTTACTTGGATTAAAAGCTTCAATGTATTCTTTTGGAATGTAAGTTTCGGAAGATGCTACTAATAATGGTACTTGCTTACTTACTGGTATTGTAGGTTTTCCTACACTTATGTCAACCCCTTTGTTTTTTAAATTAGTTTCGGCTTGATTAATAAATGCAAGTATAGGTTTTCTAAATTGTTCGCTAGTAGGTCCATTTATTATGAAATCATTTTCTCTTGCTTCAAGATCATATCTATCTCTAACTGTATCTGTCTTTAAAAAAGTATCTTCAGGCTTTATCAAACCTACACCTTGAATAGTTATTTTTTTAGGTGTCTTAGAAGTAAACCCTTTGTTTTCTCCCCCACCGTAAGCTTTTTGTATACGACCACCGTACGCAGTAGAAAATCCCATATCACTTGAGCTAGGACTACTTGGATCAGAACCTCCCCCATCATTTCCCCCACTGTCATTGTCTACGTAACTTGGAACATTTACTCCCGTTGGAACGCCTGTTATGTTATCCATGTTGATGCCAACGTTAATACCCATCGGATTAATTTGATTAGTTTGTTCAACTAGGTCTGTCTCTAGTCCAAAATTAAAACTAGGAGTGGTGTCCATGTCATCTCTAAACTTTTCAGTGCTTGTTATATCTTCAATGTATTGTTTACCAGTTACAGATTGTTTATAATTTGTTGGGATAGTTTGTTCGTAAGAAAATCTACCACCTCTAAAGCTAGGGTTAAAACCTAACATCTGAGATTTCATGTCAGTGCTTAACGTTGAGTTCATAATAGAACTTTCATACGCTTTTGTCTCAGGAGTTGGCGTAAAGTTATCAGAAAAAGATTGTTGCATAGCTGCTACGCCTGCTGCTGCTGTTCCTGATTTTCCTGTAAACTTATCTGTTATTTGATTTCTTTGAGATTGTGTTAATCTAGTTGGTAATGTTCCAATTATGTGATTAGGAGTTACCCCTACAACTTGACCGTTTACTAGACCTACACCATAGCCTTCTTTTCCTAAAGCAGCCATAGCAGTTGTGTATTCTAATTGTTTTAAATTTTGTTGACCAAAAGTTCCTGCCATTGCACCTAGAGGACCTGCTAAACTTGCAACTTCACCTATAGCTTTTCCCGGACTAGTAGCAAAATTAACTCCAAATATACCTTTTGTAACTTTAGGGCCTAACTGTACGCTGTTTCCAAATATGTCAACTTTACCTGTGGGAGTGTTTGTTAAATACCCACTTAAGTCTACGGGTAAATCCTCTAACTCTATACTCTCGGGTTCGCTATCCCCACCTTGATCTTCATAATCGGCAACTATACCTCTTTGGTCTTGAGGTACACTTCTTTTGTATGATTTAAAATCAGACGGCATAGGAAACCCAGACTGTTTTCTTCTTCTCATAAAGGGAGAAGCAATGGGTGCAATCGCTAAAGGAGCAATTGATCCCAAAGAAGGACCGTCTTCTAGATACGTAGGGGTGTCTTTTGTTAAACTAGACAGTACATCTGTACCTAGTACTTGTGCCGCATAGTTTTTTAAAAGTTCGTCAAACGCCATTCTTTAGTTTTCCTGCTGCTTCATAGTCAAGCCTAAGACCCTTGATCTGTTCCAGTGAAGTTATCTTCCCCTGCAGACGGAACACTTCCAGTTCCGATCTGGCCGCCACCAACCCCTGAAGGGTCATTTGGATTTGCTCCTGCAGGTACTCCTCCAGACTGTTCCACGCTTCCTTGTTCCCCAGCAGCGGACTGAGCTTGCTGGCTTGCTGCTTGTTGAGCATCTTGTTGTAACCCTTTCAGTATTTCTGCAAAGACCTGTGCTTCGTTAACGTCATTAACTAAACTGTCTGGGTCAATGTCTTGTGATATTGCAAGTTCTCTCATTAAGTTTGGTATTTTAACAAAAGGTGCAAGTGTAGGATTAATTGCTGTTTGTAGCAAAGTAGTAAGTCTCTGTGTACGTACTTCTTTTTGCATCACAGCCGATGTACCACGAGGTTTAATTTCAAGATCACCTTCTATGTCTGGAGCATCATCATTAAATTGCATGTTCCATTGAAAGTAAGCTTCTCCAAGTGGCTTAAGTAAATAATCATCTATGTTTTTTATAACAGTTTTAAGTGATAAACTTGCACTACCTAGTAGCATAGATAATCCTGAAGCAGTACGACCTGTACCTGTTACTCCAGTTTGTCCGTGCATAATAGATGGTATGCCTGTTTCTTCGTCAGCTAACTGTCTAGATATTTGATACATTTGTATGTTTTCATTTGCTGTACTTGGAAACTTAAGACCGTTGATTGCAGTTCCTGTTACGCCAGACTGTCTTCGGAATATCTTACCGGGAAATATATCCATGTTTTGTCCGGGAACTAAGCTTGCTTCGTCTACGTCAAACACTAAATTACCTGCAAGTGCTAAGTTATCAATAGCCATTCTTACGTGACCATTCATAAGCATTTGTGCATCTTCCATGTTTTCTGCTACACCTACTCCCCATACTTGGTATGGATGTACTTCATAAGGTATAACTTGGTAGGGTATTCTAGCAGGAGTAAACGGATTAAGAACACATCTAAGTACGTGATTGCCACATACCCATGCGTTAATTTGTACTTGATCTAATTCCGATAAATCATTAGGTATATCCATGCCAATTTCTCTAGCAAACTTTGCATCAAGAACTCCCCAATATTCTAATACTTCATATCTGTTGTCTATATGAGCTGGTTCAGTATCTTCGTCTCGGATTGTATTTTCATAATACTTTTCTTCGTAGTTTGAACCTTTAGCAAGACATTCTTCTATTGCTTCTTTATAAAAAAAAGGAAGACTTATAAGACTACGAAGTTGTTGTCTGTTCATACGATGTCTTTGTATTACATACTCAGCATCTTCAATACTTGTTGCAGATGGATCAGGATGAAAATCCCACACAGATACGGATTCTATACGAGGTACTAACTTTTCATACGGAACATACTGTCTACCTTCCTGTCCTTTCTCCCACTTATGAACTCTTTTGTTAAAGTTTAAAGGTCCTTTAACAACACCAGTACCTAACAAACAAGATTCAAATATAGCATTGCGAAGTACATTAACAGCACTCGTATCTAACAATTGATCATGTATATGTTTCTCTAGATTGAGTGCAGCCTTTTGGGCAGGACTAATTTGAGGTTCACCTGCAAGGGATGGGCCTTCTTTTAAAGGTGCGTTTTGGTATCTGTCTTTTAAACCTCCTAAAAAATCTAATCCTCTAGTTGCTTCAGTTGCTCCGGGAGGTAATTCTCTCCCGTCACCTTCATACCCGTAAGGGTCAGGAACAGCTTGATCCATAGGTGTTTCTAAATGTGCAAACTCAGCTATACCTTCTGGTACAGGAGTAGGCTCAACAACGAGAGGAAATTTTTTGTTAGAAAATAAAATATCAATTATCTGACCATATGCAGCGAGAACTTTAGTCTTCGTTATTTTTATGAAAACTTTTGATCTTTCTGAATCACGGTATTGTGTAGTTGAATCATACACACCACGAAAGTTTTTAAAGGCTTGCAACCATCTAGTTTCAAATCCTTGTCTTCCGTTTTCAGAGTCTTGAAATTTAGCTCTAACATGACCACAGAGTCCGGGCATCTGTTCCATAGGATTATCTACGGGAACTTGCGTTTCATCTGCAGGTTCTAGGAAATTATCAGACATATGTAGTCCTTATTTAGAAGTAGTTTTTGTCGTCAGCCATCTTAAAAAGAGATGCTTCTACTGTTGGCTTAGACTGTTTCTTTGGCATATCAACTTGTAACTCATTGTTACCGTTGTTAGACATATCAAAGTCTTTACCTTCACGAGTTAATTGATTTGATCCCATAGGGTCATTAACAGAAGTTTTATCGGCGTTCATTATGTACGAAGCACCGTAGTTGTAATTGTTATCTGGCATTTTATGTTGCTCCTAAAAAGCTATTTTGATTTAATTGTCGTTCTGTTTCGCTTCCTAGTTCAGAACGATTTGGTGGGGTTACAAACCCTGCTTCAACATCTGGCTCTCTACCAAACGTACTCATTTTGCTATCTACATTTGCATCTTCTGGCATTGTATTAGCACCCTGATTTGTCTGCTGATTGTCAGCACTGCTATTTAAACCCATTAGGTTTTGAATGTTACCTAAGAAAGTATCCTGCGATTGGCTAGCAACTTGATTTGATAAAGCTATATCTTGGTCAGTGGTATCTGATAAAGTTCCACTGCCTGCTTCAGTTGTCGTTAAATCTATTGCAGCTTGAGCAGTTCCAAGAGGACTAAATTCACCAGCTACATCTACGGCACTTTTTCCAACAGATTGAAGAGGACTAAATCCTTCCCCTCTGTACTTTCCAAATTGATCATATCCGTACTTTACTCCTGCACCTATCATAACAGGAGGTACTAATTTTACGATTGGCTTTGCAACATTGTCCATTAAAAAGTCTACTGCAGCACCACCTTTTTTAACTAGCTCATTCTTTTTTTCAAGAATATTTTTTTCTTTTACAATCTTTTTAGCTTCGGCTTGTTTGAGTTTACCTTCTTCTGCTGCCACAGCAGTATCGCCTGCTTCAATGTTTGCTTTGTTTATTTCCACTTGTAAATTTGCTGCAGACTTTTCCTGATATAATTTTGCATTGCCGTCATTTACTTGACTTAAGGTATTTGAAATAACTTTGTTGCCATCGTCGAAACTCAAGCCAGCATATTTTTCTTGAAAGTCTGATACTCTATCTAGAGGAAACTCTTCTACAACATCATTTAAAACTTTATATCTTTTGGTAATATTGGAAGGTTCAACTCCTATGTCTTTTAGATACTGGGCGTGATTTGTAGTTCCACTAAAAGCTACAAAAGGAGTAGACGATTTTGCAAATAACTCTTCTAATTTTTTTCCTGCCGCACCTGATGCAACATACTGTCCTATTGTTGTTTTATTGGCACGTAATGTTGCTGCAAGTCTAAGAGGGTCTTTTTCACTGTAGTTTAAGCTTGTTAGATGTGTCTCATTTAATTTACGAGTATCTTCGAGAGTAAATGTACCTTTGCTTTTTTTACCTGCAGTAGTATACTCTGTATTTATATTTGCTTTTTTTAAAGCCTCATTTATTTCAACCTCATTGTTTGTAGGAAATACTAAACCTTGTCCACTAGGGTCTACTTCTTTTAATATTATATCTCTTACTATTTTAGGAAAATAACCTGCTTTAGTTGTCGTTTTGCCTCTATCTTTTACTTCCAAATCTGAGACAACACCAGTTTTAAAATCTATGTTTTCAATTTTTAAATTTTTAAAATCGGAGGGTCTATACCCACCTATAACGTGCATAGCTAGTTGAGTGCCTGCTAGACGTGTTGTTTTGTTAGGACTAGAAAGCATGTTTGTTATAACTGTCTTTAACTTACCATAAGTGTCAAAAGGATAAGGTGAGGGAACTTTTCTTATAGTTTCCGTAGATAATTTTTCTGAACTTGCAGCTGTTCCAATCACGTTTGTTATAAGTGATCGTACAGGGTTTCTTCCTTTTTCTCCTTGATATCCAGATTCTTGAAAAAGATTTTGAAGTGCTTTTATGGCAGTAATTGCTTTATTATTTCCTGACTCTGCTTCAAAAAATCTACCAAACTTTTCTTTTATACTTGAATCTGTATTTATTTGTTTTATGGTTACGTCTGACAGTCCTGCTTTTTCTAATACTTCCAGAACAATCTTATTATCTTTTCTACCTGTTGTATTGCTAACTAAATTAGCTAAAGAAGTATTAGCAACTTTATCTGACCTTACACCTTCTTGTCCAGACAGTGCTTGTTCAAATTGTTCTGTAAATGTTACTGCCATTTATTAATATCCGAATGTTTCATTTTGCACCTGATAGACTTGAGCCTTGATGCCATTAAGCGTTTGATGAATCGCTGCATACCCTGTCATCCTTGTCATCAACATATATCTTAGAGCATCGTATGCGTGATCTTCTGCTTTAGTGTCTACGTCTTCGCTGTTAGTTTTGGAAAGAGGAATTGCTGCCAATTGCTTGACAGTGTTGCTACAATTAGAAAACACTCGTAATCTAGGTTCTTCTGTTCTTGGGTCATCTGCAAGCCTACGATGTATTTCCATCTTACCTTGTATTCTGTTACGATCAGACGGTGTCCAACGAACACCACATCTCATCATTGTTTCTGCTATAGAAGGACCAAATCCTGTCTTATTCCAACAGGAGGAGTCAAGTACTGTGTAGTGAGGTAGAGGGTCTAATTGCTCTGCTTCTAGTATTCTATCAGCTAATTGTTCTGCTGTCAACTGTTTTACGTACAGTTCACGATAAATCCATATATTGTTATCCCAGTCAATAGCACCCCACAAGACACAAGAAGGACTTGCATACCCGTAGTCAGCGGCACGTATTCGGGGCCAGTTGGTAGGTAACTCAAAACTCTCGACCACATGTTTTGCTCTGCTAAATTCTGGGAAGGCACAGCCATCGGCTACATCCCAATCCCCTTCGAGTAATCTCTTCCGTTCTATTTCAGGTAGTGAACGAAGCATAGCTTCATATTGTCCATCTGCCATAAGGAACGGGTTGTCCGTAAGTCTCGCAGGAATGAACCTACGATAGAACAGAGGTTGACCTTCCTTTTCGTGTCCTTGCGGCCACATGAAAGGTCTGCCTGTTTCGACATCTGCTGCAGGGAACGGTTTGTTGTGTTCCCCTATGTCGATGTACATCTTCTTAATCCACCACCCACCGATTCCACCCGGATTGGCAGTACACCTCATATACAAACTCTTTTGTAATTCGGGGTCGG